TAAAGTCAAATGAATTACCATTAACCCATAATTTTTCATCTACGTCAACAAAATCTAATTTGGATAAATCAACTTTTTGTTTTTTACCCTCATAATCAAATTCATAATCTGATCCATATCCTAATACTCTTGCTGCAATCATTACTGTATTTTTATCTCCTATTAATAAATCATCATATTTTACTTTGTAAACAACAAGTGATTCGAATAATTTATCTAATACTATGCCTTGTCTGATGTAAGAAGAATTAGATAATATATCTTCTTCCTTAGCAGTCATGTATTTAATTTCAATTTTTCCGGTTGCTAATGGATTGTCTTTTGGATATAGTAAACCTTTTGATGGTAAGTCTATTACTTCCGTAGGTAATGTAAATTCGGCCATAATCTTAATTTATGTATAACGTTTGTTTATTATACATATATAATATAAAAAAAAGCTTGACCAAAGCCAAGCAATTTTTTAAAGAGGGTAAATAAAATTGTATTAGAAGTTCAATACACAGTAATCTGGTTGAACTGTCATTGTTATTTCTTGTGCGGTATTTTCGGTATCCCAATTATAATCTCCGAAGCTAGCTTCTGTTATCATAGCACCTTTTACTATCCATTCAGATACTATATCACCTACAGGTCCTAATACGTTAACTGTAAGGTCTTTTTTATAGAAATCACTATATCCATCACGACCTGTTACTGATTCGTGGTGTAATCTAACCCATTCCATTACTGCTTGAGCACCAGATGGAGTTATTGGATCAAATAGTGTAAAGTCTATTGTATTCCAAGTTGTTTTACCTTTAACATATCTTTGTACGTTAATGTGATTTAAAGGAACTGAACCTTGGCTTACTGATACAGCTGATACTCCTTTCATAATGTATGAAGGGAATCCATCTACAAATAGTATAAATCTATTAGCTTGTTTTGGCTCAAAAGCTGTGAAAAATATTTCGTTCGGGTTTAATACTGCCATTTTATATCTTTATTTTATTATAAATATTCTATTTTAAAATTTTTACGCTGGGAATGTTGCTCCTGTAGGTAAAACGTTGAAATCTAATATAATAAATTCAGCTGTTTTAGTAGGTTGTAGGAATATTTGACCTATCAACTCATTTCTATCTATTACATCTGGTGTATTATTAGATTCGTCCATTACTACTTTAAAGGCATATAATCCTTGACGTTGTTGAACACTTTCTAAATATGGATTAACTTGTGTTAAGAAATTTTGTCGTGTTGCTATTGTATTTTGTTCAAATACTAAATTATCAGCAATTTGAGATATATAATCTTTTAACGCAATTAATAATCTTCTTACATTAACTCTATCTAAAGCTGATGCAGCTTTTTGTAGTGTTTTCTGTCCAAATACTACTACTCCTTGTTGAGGGAATGAAGCGATTGGATTAACATTAGCTTCATACAAAGTATCTCTATTATTAGAAGTTAATTTTCTTTCAGCACGAACAACTTGTCCTAATCCTCCTCTTGTTATACCTGCTGGTGCAAACCATGGGTCACTTGAAGCATCTGTAAATGCATATACTCCAGGAATCATTGTTGAAGGTGGAATGTAAACTAATTGTGCTGTGTTTGGATCAACTGTTTGTAACCAAGGCCAATATGTTGCTGTATAACTTGAATCAATACCTGAGGCTTGAGTTGTTACTGTGCCTATTGCTTGGTTGTAACGTACTAAATCCATAACATAAATAGCATCACCTCTTGTAATGGTGTTATTTATTAAACTAGTACATTGTGTTGAATAATCTTGATAATATATTCCAGGAGCTGATATTACATTATATTGGTAATTATCTGTGTTTGATAATAATGCTATTGCATTTGTATAATCATCACCTATTAATCCTTGTGTATTTGTTGAATCAATATTTTGGTAAAATCTATTATAGCTAACTGAGCTTAAATTTGAACCTGCTCCACCACCAAATGATCCTGAACTAGGAGATGGTAGAGATCCTGTAAATTCATCTTTTGCAGATCCATCATTATTAAAATAATGTGGTGTTTGGTAATTAACTGTTTTTACTCTAACATAATTAGAAATATTAGGGAATGAACCTGATTCTTGTAAGAATGTATCACTTCCTTCAGTTACTAATGTTGAAGAAACATCACCTATTACTCTTGAAATATAATTTGAAGCAAATGGATCTAATGAAATATTATTATAAGTTTCTATTATACTTTTCTGGTTGTTTGTATCGTCTCCTGCTCTAATTGACAGTGAAAATACACCTGATCCTGAATTAACTGCTGTTACTTCCCAACGTACATTATCTGCACTACCTGATATTAGGGCTCCATCACCATCAGTAACACCGTTACTTGATTCATCTTGTTGAATACCACTATTCATTATTAAACCTTCGGAAATTGTTTCTAATACAAAAGGACTTAATCCAGAAGTTGGTCCTGCAGACCCTGTTGGTACACCATAAGCCGCAACTACACCTGTTTGTGATGCTGCATTTGAACTTGTTGCTGATGTAAATGAACCTGATGTTACTCTGGTTACTAGTAGAGAAACTCCACCATTTTGGAAATAATTATTTGCTGCTGTAGAGGTTAGATAACTATATTCACTTGAACCACTTTCTAAAGATCCACCAAATATAGCTTGGAATGAACTAAATGAACTAATTAATGTAGGTTTTTCTACTGGTCCTTTTACTGTTGGGCCAATTATAGCTGCGCCTCTAGCAACTGGTCTAGCGGTAACAAAGGATTGGTCGTTTTCTCTTGCTAATACTCCAGGAGATATTAATGTTTCTGCCATCTTACTTTATTATTTTTGATATTGTTTTATTATAAATATTAAAAACCTTTTCAAAAAACTATTTTACTAAAGTAAATTCTCCAGTCTCTAAGTTGACGTTTCCGTCTCCATATTTTTCTTGGAGTGTTTTAGCTGTTACTTTAGTTTCTTCTTGCAATTTTGATAAGTCTTCTAGAATAACTCCTCTTTGTCCTTCTAAAATTGCTTTCTGAACATCTGTTCTACCTAATCGTAAAACGATTAAATCATTTTTTTGTTGATACTTTTTGAGTGTATCTAACTCTTCTTTTGATAACTTGATTACGTCTTTCATAATTGTAATTCTATTAATAAATATGGTTAAAAAATGTTAAAATATATATTGTTTCATTTCTTTATATACTTTTTTTGGTGTTATTGATTTCTGACAAATATGTTGTTTATTTGTACCTTGATGTAGTGGACACCAATCCCAATTTCCTGCATCAAACACAAAATTTTTATCATTCCAACATCCATTACAATCATTTAAATTTTGAATTTTAGTTAAGTTTTTTGAAAATTCATGTTCATTAACTGAAAATCCATTTATCATAATGGTATGTTTATTTAAAGCCCAATTTGCCCAAGATAAGCCTGATCCTAATCCAATAAATAAATCTGCATGGTAAAGATAATTAAATACTTCATCATTAGATAAATTAGTTTTATTTATTATATTTTCTCCTATAAATCCTTTTAGAGTTAGACTAACTACCTTATAACCTTTGTTTGTTAACATATTTGCTAATTCTCTCCAATTTTCATAGGGCCATTCTTTTAATCCTGATGTAGCTTGGGGTCCAATACAAATGTATTTTTCTTTAATTGGTCTCTTTTTGGGTTTAAAGTTTATTCCATAATTAATTTCTTCATAATCAATACCAAGAATATCTGAAGCTGTTTTAATTAGAGGAATTGTATTAGGTTGTATGGGGTGGTATATTCCTTCGTCCCATTTTTCATCTGTTTTAAACCAGCCTATTTTATAATGAGCATAACATGAATAAGCTTCTCCTGGTTTTACAAATTCTATATTCTTATACTCTTCTAATCCTTCAAACCATTCGTTATGGAAAGTACTAATGGCTAATTTACATTTATGTTTCTTTTGGAATTTAACTGCTTGGGGAGTCCACGCTAATGTATCCCCCATTGATTTAGATTCTAAGCTTATTTTGACTCTTTTATTTTTTAAATCTAATTTATGAATAACTTCATCATTAATTTTAATGGTCCAAGGTATAAAATATTCTTTATTACATTTTGTCCACATATTATTTTTAATATTAGAAGAAAAAATAACTTTATTATTTTTAGAATTTATAAAATCAACCTTATATTTTTCTTCTTTAATCCCTTTTGTTTCAACTTTTGGACCACAATCAAAAGATATATGTGTTCTATTTGGTCGAGAAACATTAATCACATCAACAAGTTCTTTATATGCTTTTTTAGCAGCATTTTCCCAAGTGAATTCATCTATTATAAGTTTGGATTCTTTTAATGCTGTTTTTTTATGTTTGTCATAATTTTTATATGCATCTCTCATTACTTTTTTAAGATCTTCATAATCAGGTTGATAGAATTCTCCTGGTAGATCTGATTGGGAGTAAGTACTATATTCACCTCCGACTGCTGGTATTTTATTTTTGATTTTTACAGGTAATCCTTTACCTTTTGCGAATTCTAATTGTCCACTACAATTTGAGTATATAGAAGGTGTTCCACAAGCCATTGCTTCAATTAAAGGTAAGTTCCAACCTTCAGATCTCGCACAAGATAAAAATACATGACCTTTTTGTAAGTATTTAATATAGTCTTCTCTAGTAGGAAAGTGTTTTATTTTTATTCTATAATCAATTAAATTATAATGTTTTAATCTTTCTTCAGTAGAATCAAATCCATCATTAGCGAATATGTTATCAATTGATAATACTAAATCAACGGGTTCGTCTCTATCAAATTCTTCTAAAAAAGCTTCTATTATTTCTTTTGTTGACTTCCTATAATCCCATCTACCAAACATAACAAATTTAAATCTTTCGTCATCATATTCTGGGAGAGTGGTTATTTGTGGTTTAAATATTGAATTATCTACTGCTTCTGGTATTACTTTAACTATATCTTCAGGCATGCCTTGTTCTATAAAACACTCTTTTTGCCATGTAGAAGCTACCCATATTTGATCAAAATTTTTAAAATTCTCAAATGTTTGGTCTGGGTATTTTGTTGTTTCCCAAACAATAAAAGCTATTTTTATATTGGGGTAATGGTCGTAATAATAATGGTGATTTACTTCTGATAATACTAAATCAATATTATGGTCAAACTCATTTGGGTATTTTTTATAAAAATCATGAGTAACAAACTCATTATGGTTAGTTGCAGAAGCAAATAAAGTTTGTTGGTTTAATAATTTTTTATCTAATGAATCTAAATAGGGTTCCTTGTTATGGGGTTCATCATTCATACCTTCCCAACTACAAACTGTAAAATTTCTAACTTTAATATCAATTAAATTAGAAAGGGCTCTTAAAAATGATCTTGTATGATTATTATAACCTGTTGTGCCTATATAAGAACAATGAACAAAAAGTTTAGGATCTTTTTTACCCATTTATACCAAATTTGGATAGCCTATACCATATTCTTTCATGAAAAAAATATAAAATCATTTTTGTTATAACTTCTATTCCACTTATAGCTGCTCCTATTGTAATATCACTAGTTAATAACCAAGATATTGTAAATGTATCTAAAGTACCAATAATTCTCCAAGAAATGGTTTTTGCAATGTGCCTTTTGTAACTTACCATAAAATAAAACTTTTTCTGTTACCAATATACAATAAAAAATTAATAACTCCTAATTATTTAATAAGATTTTTATTTATGAAGAGTAGGACCTATTATTTTAGTTTAATGATAACAGAACCAGAGGTAATATTATTTTTCCACCTACATTTAAGTTGTCCGACCAGTTAGCTAAAAGATCAGTTTTATTTTGATCTGTGATTTCATTTTCATACCACCATAAATCTATTATAATGAGATCATATTTTTTATTACTATTGTAAGTATACATATCCCCTTCTATAATATTTATATTAGAATCAATAAAATCTATATAATTAATAAGTTCTGTATTGTTTTCTATAACATCTACTACCGTAGAATTTTTAACTGATTTAGCATATTCTGGTAATAATCCTAAACCTAAACCCCCTATTAATACA